TAGCCTAGAATATTCTCCATTATACTAACAGCGCAAAATTGGTGGACCGCCGGGGGATCGAACCCCGACCTGAGACGTGCAAAGCCCCTGTGCTCCCATTATCACTAGCAGCCCAAAATCAACAGAATACGTTTTGCTTTTTTTCCATAAAAGTTTTTAATTGCTGAATGTATTCTAAAACTGGCTCCCCAGCGTGGGATCGAACCACGGACACCTTGATTAACAGTCAAGTGCAACTACCGCTGTGCTACTAGGGAATAACTAATATTATACCACAAACGTGATATAATGTAAACTGGTGGGTGTTGATGGTAACGCTCCACGTGCCTAACTTCCATACCTTCAGGAACGGTTTTACAGACCGCCGTATGGGGCAACACCCATTAAACTTGGTCCCCTCGTATGGAATCGGACCATCTTCTCTCGGTTATCAGCCGAGTGCTCTACCATTGAGCTACAAGGGGAAATATTGGTAGGAACGATTGGACTCGAACCAACCACACGCAAATTTTCAGTCTGCTGCTCTACCTGATGAGCTACGTTCCCATTATATGGCGGAAAGCAGAGGAGTCGAACCCCATCCCATTTCTGAGAACCCAGTTTTCAAGGCTGGTCGCCGGACCATCCCAGCTGCATTACTTTCCATAAACTTGGTGCCCTAGGGGAGACTCGAACTCCCAGAACCTGGTTTCTAAGACCAGTACGTATGCCATTCCGTCACCAGGGCAAAACTTGGTGGATAACAGATGCCGTAGCACCTGCTTCTCCATAACTTGGCGGTCTTAGGGGGTAACGATCCCCACTCTTCTAGCGTGACAAGCTAGTGTGCGTCCATGAACACTTTAAGACCAAATTAGGATAAGCTACTGGGTTCCACGCCAGCCCTTAATTGAGCAGTTACTCTGTCCATCTTTTTTATCTGGTACCTGTGTGCAGAAAGATAACTGCCTATCAGATTCAGGATTGCTCCGCTAACGGTCTTCTGCCACCGGATCTCTATCGCTAATCAAGCGCTACTTTAACGAAAGTAGTAACGAGATTCTACCATTTGTTTAACTGACGCACTATTTGCTAAGCCTCAACGGAATTGCCAGCTGGACGTACCGTTTATCGACAGAGTTACTCAAGGTTGACGTTTACCTCATGGCTTACGTCAGTTAAACAAATGGTACTGGGTACGGGAATCGAACCCGTCTTACATACGTGAAAGGCATGTGTCCTAACCGATAGACGAACCCAGCATAGGTGGTGGTTTTTGGAGAACCACCAAACTCTTGGCTGACCTTTGGTCATTTAATGTTTCCTGCTCGGCGTTTTGACTTGCATCCTTTTCAGGCTGACCTTCAAGGTCCATTTAATGCGTCCTGCGTTGCGTTTTGAAACAACCTTTATGTGCCTCATGCTCCGTATTTACCGTAGACTCAGAGAGGACTTTTGAAATTTTTAAAGAACGTTTGCTTTATCAGCAGTAGAGGTAGATTATACCACCTCTACGATTTATTGTACACCGTTAAGTGAACTATTTTTAAACTCTTTCGACTGTTCCAAGAACACCATTTGTACCACGCGTATACTTGGAAACCGTCTGCGTCCAAACCGTGTACTTAGACTTATCGATAGGAAAAGTCCCTTGACCTTTTTTAGGTCCACGGTAAGCACACTCGGTAAACTTAACACCATCGATGTATGTTACTACATCTTTAGATTTTCTAGCCATTTTGTTATCCTTTTTTGATTTGATAGGATAATTGTACCACGACTACGATTTAATGTACACCGCTTTTTAATAGTATACTGATTTAGTCAACTATTAAAAAGAGCTTCAGGTGATCTTGAGGGACTTGAAGCTGGTGTACCCCTTCTAAATGACTCTCGATGCATTCTGGTGCATTTTGATCATATAAGTTGTTGATTCATATAGGCTTTTTATGGCCTATATGATCATTTGGAGTACGCGACAGGACTCGAACCTGCATAATCGAGGGTTGCAATCTCGTCCCTAGCCTTTCGGGTCACACGTACATAATTTTTTAGTTCAAAAGAACTCTTGAGTGCTTAGGAACTCCACTAAGCAAGTAGTGCATTTGATCTGCAAGAATGTTTCTATTTTGCAAGATCATATGTTCATAGTGGTTAGGAACATAAGGAACGTACAAGATTTCGTGCCCGAATTCTTTTGGAGTACGTGCTCCTTTAGACGTATTACACTTTATGCAAGAAGTAACACAGTTCATCCAAGTGTTTTCACCACCACGTGAAACTGGCAGTACATGATCTCGTGATAGATGGTTGTGTATAAACTTCCCACCACAATATGCACATACATGACGATCACGAGCAAACAAAGTCTTGTTAGACAAAACTACTTTACCTGCTTTTTCAATGTTGAAGCCCTTACCTTTAATAGCTATGATTGAAGGAGTTTCAATCACAGACATTACGCCACTATTTTGAATACCACCGCGGAATGTAGCTACTATATCACCAAGTGACCAAACAACTACTTCCTTTGCATAGTATGTGATAGCATCTTCATAGGTAATCCACTTTCGCGGTAACCCTGATGCGTCAAGTGCTAAAATTTGTGACATGATACTTCCTTAGTTATACTTCATCAAGTATATATTGGTAGGCTGAGAGAGAATTGAACTCCCACTCAATGAATTATGAGTTCACTGCTTTACCATTAAGCTACCAGCCCATTAATCAGCTCTATTGTGATTACCGTTTTTAAATCCAACACTTCCGCCTTCGGCTTCAATTCGTTTAATCACATCCTCAAACAAGATTGGAGCAAAATCAGGAGTCTGTTCTACGCAAACACAATGGTAACGCGTATCAACAATAGGTACTCCATACTTACCTTCTGGTTGTCTCATGACTCTACCAGAATGTAAATGACCGTGAATGTTAGTGCCAAAACGACCTAACGATTCTGGGTGTAATGGAATATGACTCAAGATCATACCGTTCATTACGTGATATGCACGCAATTCGCGAAAATGTTCACGATATTCATCATCTCGAAAGATGTCATGATTACCACGAATCAAAACTTTGTCACCGTTCAACCTACGCATGATTCCCATTGCTTTACGGTTAATCACAACGTCACCTAAGTGATAGACTTTGTCAGTAGGTTTTACTCTTTCGTTCCAAGCTTTGACCATAGCTTCATCCATCTCATCGGCATCATCCCACGGTCTTAATTTTGTAACACCATCATTGAGCGTAAAGCGACATACGCCAGTGTGACCAAAGTGAGTATCGCTAACTAAAAATACACTTGGCATATTGCCTCCTTTCATATTGATTGGTACCAGCGGAGGGAATCGAACCCTCTCAAGAACGCTAATCTGGCGCTAAAAGGTGTATAAGACCTCTCTGACTTCCAAGTCTCGCTGGCAATAAATTGGTGGAAGCGGTTGGATTCGAACCAACGTGCTTTTTAGGGAACAGATTTACAGTCTGTCGGTTTCAGCCACTCACCCACACTTCCATAACTTGGCGGAACGACTGAGACTCGAACTCAGAACCCGGATTGCGCCGAGCGACAGATTAGCAATCTGCTCTAATACCATTATAGGACCGTTCCATAAAATTGGTCTGGGTAGCAGGATTCGAACCTGCAGCCTCGAAGTTCCAAACCTCGCCGTCTACCTGATTGACATTATACCCAGAAAAAACCATATTGAAACATACTACCAGTCCCAGGGATTCGAACCCTCTGTCTCTTGTAGTTTACCACGACTTTTTCGGTCAGGCAAGTAATACATTTCAATATGGCACCGGAACTAGGGTTCGAACCTAGGATGACAGAGTCAAAGTCTGTAGTGTTACCGCTACACTATTCCGGAGTAATTATAAGAATACGAAATTTTAAAGAGCTTGTTTGCAGACTAAGATTAATCTGTTGATAGATGTATTATACACCATCTACGATTTATTGTACACCGTTAAAACAAAAAAGGCCCTAGTTTTTTCCTAGGGCCTTTGGTCAGATGAACTTACTTCTGTCTTACCTTAGACCCTCATACCCCACTCAGGTGTAAATGAGCGCGCAATCGCTTGATCATTTAGACCATTCGATTTTGTACTATAAGATATATGACAGAGTTGCATTTTACTTTCCTTGTTATTTTATTTATACGCTTTATACGACATCTACCATACTTTTTTCGCCGCGCCACACAATTTTTTTAGTGTCATCATACTCGGTGAAATAATATTGAGTGATGTCATAGCCAAGATTTTTACATGTTGCAATGATAGCATTAGCGCCAGGAATAATGTCTTTATACCAACCTACTTCTTGTGCGTTTTTAAATACTTTAACTTTTGTCTTCATTTTTCTTTGTGAATTTTTTCAAGACTTTTTGAGCATCTTCAAGTCCAGTTTGTTCAAGCACAATGTTTTCTAGAGCACCTTCAACTTCTTCAATAAGCCATTCAACGTACTCGATTTCTTCGTCTGGCAAACGTGCCAGCCAATGCGCGAGTTCTTCTTGCTCCAAAGAAAGAATGACTTTAAGATTTTTTTGGTGTCGAGTCCTCATTTTTTGCCTGTCTTGGAATAAATCCATAATCAGCTGCAACATCTGCAGTGATGTTCTTGTACAACTTATTTAGCTTCTGATCTTTGACGGCTAAGAGAACTTTTGCTTCAGACGGATGAATGCTTTCTAACAACTGAATAAACAATTGCTCCCGTCTAATCTTTGACAAATCACGAGCTTTCGTGAAAACATACAACTTTTTCATTTCCTGTGTAAAGTTTGCTGGTGTCATTCCAATTGGAGCTGCTTCCTGTTTGAATGGAGGCTCACCTTCGGGTAACATGAACTTTTGTTCAGGTATGAAAGCATGTTGAAATAAAAACTTTAATGCTGCATTCTCACGATATTTTGCAAGATTATCAATATCTTTATTCGCTTCCTCTAAGATTTCGGTAATATATTTTGTCGCCATTAAAAATCCTCAACTTCGTCAAGCAAATGCCTGCACTTATTTTTAATTAAATAATTCATTACTGAATTCTTGTCACCATTAACTGGCGTTTCAAACTCATTTAGAATAACACCCTTGATTTCTTCTGGAATATGTTCGAATTTTACAAGGGTTGCATTACGATGGTAGTTCCTACGTTCTTCATCATTCTTACATGCAATGAATCCATTATCAATAAATTCCTGAAGACGCTTAGAAGTAACAGGCTTTTGTCGTTCACCATTCATAAACACATCGTCATTAGACAAAATGTTTGGGATTCCGTCACCAGCATCACCTTTAACTATATGCTCAGTTAACCAAGCATGCAGTTCCTTCTTATTTACTACAATCATTTTCTTAAGCATAGGACTGAACTGCTTGACATTATCATATTGATGTAGCTGTTTAAAATCTTTATCAGCAGAAACAATCATCACTTTTTCGTGTTGACCAAATTCTTGAGTTGATTGAGCTAAGACTGCAATGACGTCATCGGCTTCGCAACGATCAACGTGAATAACTTTGTATGGAAAGTGTAATCTAAGATCTTCACGGATTTCAGAAAGAGTGTCAAAGATTACAGACCAATCAAGATCCGATTCTTCACGTGCTTTCTTGCGCATACCTTTGTAGTTCTTAAAGAATTCTTTACGCCAATAGTTACGGCCATCACATGCAATAATGATATCGCCAAATTCTTTGCCGTACTTTTTCTTGTATGATTTGATAGACGATAGTGCAACGTGCCTGATCAAATTCTTTTTGTCATTGTCTCCACCTTTTTTCAGGTCAGCACTAAATGCAAGAATTGCTGAAACACACACCTGCGAATAATCAATTAAAATCATAAATTCCTTATTGCCAACCAATTTGGTTGTATACTATAACATAGCAATTGCAGTTGTTATCAAACTGTGTACGCTTTTCGTATATTGGAGTAGATCCAATGTACGGAGGATTAGGTAGATTATATACCGAAGGCGAATTATTGTACACAGGCGCTTGAACGATTACAGGTTGTTGAACAATCACTGGTCGATTAATTTCTTTTGCTGCAAGGTACCCAACTGTGCCTCCAATTATAAGAGGCCATACTCCGTACCCAACTCCATGTCCGCCGTGGCCGTGCCAATGATGTTGTGCAAAAGCCGGAGCTGAGACTACTAACATTAAAGATAAGATTAACTTCTTCATGAGAACACCTTTAAGATGATACATTCCTCGTTAATTCGTCCATTGACCGCCGCTTCCTTTGTCTTAAGAGTTTTGAACTCTGTGGCCAAAGTACGCTTGGTCATTGCCGCATAACCTGTAACGAGTTCAGGTTTACGAATTGTCTTAGCTCCTGATGTTGCCACATCATAATTAAGAATAGTTGTACCCTTAATTGAAAGAGTACCCAATGAACGATACACCTGAAGCTTTTTATATTTAGTATTATAAATCCACACTTCAGAAGATCCAACAATCTTTTCAGGTTTTTCTGATGTCAATTTTAGTTCAGTAAATTCTTTCATGAATTTTACTTTAGCAGCCAATACGATTGCAGGTTTTTCTTTACGAGCTCGAGGTTTACGAGCAGCTTTAGCAGTAACAACTTGTTGTTGGCATGCATCTTCAACAGCTTTAAGTTGAGCAATTAGCTTTTTCAACTTAACTTTCTTAAGATGGGAATAACCTTCAACCAATTGCTTATCACTACCTTCAAGAGCTTCTTCTAGTTCTAAGATAGTGCGAGTGAAAGCCTTAGGAATAAGCCTACTAACTTGAGGACTTACTTCATTGGATTTCAAATAGGAACCCACATCGATGTCGACATCATTCATAACAAATTCATCAATGAGACCATTGATTTCACCGATGTGGGTAGACGCTGCTTCAGCAATACGATCTTGAATCGATACTACTGGTTTTTCTTCTTTAACTTTTGGTGCACCTTTTAATGAAGAAATTACTTTTCCAATTCTTGCTTTTAAGCGAAGAGATGCAATGGTGTCTTCAATAAACTGTAGATCTTTATCGATAAGAGGTTGTTCGCGTTGCTTCAAACGAATTACTGTACCGATAGATCGAAATTCAAAATCTGAAAGTGAATCGAATTCGCTTGAATTCTTGCCAACGTAAGACATGAACCATTTACGTTTTTCTTTGTTTTCAAACGCAGAGTTGTAATAGTTCAATGCCCTCATCATTGAGGCAGTGTAATCAAGCGGATTAAGCACGGGTTCAGAACTGCCCTTGCCAGTACCAAATACTTGGTGCATTTTTACAGCAGTTTCACGGCGTTTTTGAGAACGCTTTTCGGATGCTGTCAGTTTAGGTTCTTTTTCTTTAGTAGCCATAATTCCTCCAATTCATGTTAGTATTATATACCAAACACGAATTAATGTACACCGTATCCAAAAGTATTACTTTTTATAGCTAATGTCAGACTTGATGGCCAATTGAAGCAATATGCATGCAGCCCAAGTCTCAAGCGCATAGGGAATAGCTAATGCTGGGAAGAGCGTATTAAGAGACCAAATTGTTAGAAGTGGCCCAACAAAAACTAGAAAAATTACCAATGCAACAAACAGAATAATCTTAGATGTCATATTCAAACCTTTCAACATTTTCGTAAACAAAGGAGCGCCATTCTTGTTTTTCGACATCAAATACGCGGCATGCTGTAGTAGATTCTACACTGGTGTTCTTAGGATGTTGATCAACTGGAATCACGTTAAAATTTCGAGTGCATTGCATAACTCGTTTAGTGCCATCCTTTTTAGTAAAGGTGATATTAGCTACATTGATACTAAGCATTTCATTAAGCCAATCACGAAATTCTTGTGACTTCTTATAATCTTCTTTATCTTCGGGTTTCATAAAGTTTGTCCAATCGATGGGTGAGTTAGATGTGATCACGGGTTGCCTCATTAATATGTTCTACAAATTGTTTAAGCTGATCAGCTTCAAAAAAGTATTTTTGCACAGTGCTTTCAAATGAAGACGCTAGGTCAACTCTTTCTATTTGTAGCTCGAAAAGATTTTCTTTCACTTTAGTGACGTCTACTCTAAGACGAAAAAATGTGTTAAAATCTATATTCATTTGAATTTCCTTATAACGTCTACTTCGATAATTCGTTGATCTTGAGCGTATGCTTTTGCAGAAGATTCCTTTGGAAAAACCTTTGCAGTAACATGACCCAATTCATTTTCAAATTCAGATAGTACCATATAACCTGTCTTCATACCAATTGTCTTGGTAACAGAGACTTGGTCATCGATGCTAACCCTTGCTTTTAATAGTGCTGGCACTTGTTTTACTCCTTGCATGTGATAATCCTTGTTAAGATAAAGCTATTGTAACACAATTACGAATTAAAGTTCCAACCTTTTGAAACATATTTTTGAACTCGATATTCTTTAGGCGATTGGCCAGTTTTGTTTAAAACAATGTTACGTAGCTTTATTGATTCAAATTGAGCTTCAGAGATATGCAGCTTTTGAGTTTTGATGTCTATCCAAGGCATGCAATGAATAAAATCAAAGCTTTTACGAGCAGTTTCAATATCAGTAAGCGTGATAAATTGAATGTCGTTCTTTAAGGTGATTGCATTATTAGTAACGCATAGCTTAGGATCTATAGCGTTATCTAAATTATAATGTTCTGTGCTTTTGATATAGACACTGACATCTGTTATGAAGTTAGAAATTACTTTGATGTCTTTATTGTCTTTAGCGTATACATCTATATCTTTTGGAATTTCGTTCCAGTACATAGCAGAGATAGCTCCGCCTGAAATAACGCAATGGTTAAAGAATAGTGATGTTAGCTTGGGATCGTTTAACTCAGAGAGTTTCTTTGAGTATAGTTGAAGCACTGCTGTGCGCAGTGTAACTAATTTGGTTTTATCTGATTCTGTAAACATAATGGTGTATAGAGTATCCTTAGATACATTATACCACTACTACGAATTTCTGTACAATCTAAGTTACGATTCTTTCAATTTTAAATTCTTCTACAAGTTGTACATTTCCAGACATTTTGATATGTCTTGGTTCATTAATAGGTTCAACTATTGGTTCTTCTTTAATTTCTGGTTCAACTTCATGAACAGCTAAAGGCTGTTCAATCTGTATCTCATGTGATACATTAGGCTTCTTTTGTTCATTTTGAGATACAGATTGATTTAAAGCAATAAACATTAATACTGCTAATGGATCAAACACAAAAACAATGAGTATGATTACCCAGCGGACGGCTTTCTCGAGCGAGTCTTGATCGGTGCTTTCGTCGTAGATGAGCGCTGCGATGTATTTGATTGGACCGACTTCTGCTTCGACTTTGCGGAGACTGGTTGCTTTTGGGGCGCGTTCCTCGGTGAGTTTGGCAATTTCTTTTTGGCCGGCACTGATTTCTTCAAAGGCTCTGGCTCTTTCTCTACTTTGACCTCTTCTAATGGAGGCTGAACGATCGGCTCCGGCGTCGGTTGTGGAGCGATCGAGGGCTGCTGAGACTTGGTTATCCAATTGAGTAAGCGTTTTACGAGCTGCATCTATATTTTCCTTTTGTATTTTAATTTTCTCGTCTAATAACGTAACTTCAGCACCTACATCTCCAAGAGATATTCCATGCTCAAGATGCGCCTTTGACAAGTACCCGAATATACCCATACTTGTTAAGAGCATGAGTATGCTAATTGCCGTAACGAAATATGATTTTACTATTATCGGCGTTTCTTTCCAATTTCTATATAGCCAAGATGTAATCACCACCTTAGAAAGACCTAATATTGCGCCCATCACTGCAATAGAAATTGGCGAACCAGAGAATATCGCCATCAACCCCATTATAGCATAATATTCTGCTATAATTGATAATGCAATTGCATTAAAGAATAACAGATATGTCATTTCTATTTACTCATATGAATAAGATCTACTACATCTGGCAAAGTCTTTTTCCAATCAGTTCCTCTACGCTCATCTAATATTTCCATTGTACGAATAAACTTTTCTAATGTTTGACGAGATTCAGTGCGCATATATTTCTGAAGTAATTTTATTTCTCCAATTACCCATTCATTGTTTGCATACTTAGATTGTTCAAGCGTTTTAATAATTTTCATTTTAGCTTGTGTAGAATATGTTCTTATGTCAAGCCAATCTGGACCTTCTAAAAATCTAAAATAAGTTGGAACATCGAATTGTTCTGCTAATTCTAGAACACGAAGAACACTATATGGAGATGCAATACCAATACACGATGATAGGTATTCTATCTTAATATTTTTTTCTTTTATAGTTTTAATATTCTCTAAAATTCTATCATATTTTCCAGGAAAGCGAATAAGTTCATATCTTTCTTCAGTGTCATCTATACTTATGCAAAGAATTACATTTTTAAAATGTTTCCATTTATCAATAACTTTATTGTTAATTACTGATAAATTAGTATCATATCTTAATTCTATATCTTTAGAATAGCCAGCATTTATAAGTCTATCAAGACATTCTTGCATTGCAGGAACTATCAGTGGTTCTCCACCTGTGAAATATATGTGGCGTAAATCTTTAGCTATTTCATCAAATTTCTTCCACCAATTTTCTGTTTCCCACCAAGGGTGAAGACCATCCATAACGGTCTTGCCTCTATCATCTTGTATCAATGGGAATGTTTTATATTTCCCCTTTTGATATATTGCCGTATCACTTAATATTATTGCAGACCAATCGTCATACCATTGATTGCTATGTTGAGGACTACACATAATACATTTCTGATTACATAGATTTCCAAATCTTAAATCCAGATTAACAACCTTAGAAGTGACACTACCATCTTTGTTAGTATGTAAAGCAGCTGTATCCACTGTAACATATTTTGGTATAGATGTTATAACATTATTTAAAACGCCCTGTCTTTTACTTCTTCCATTAACAGCAATTTTTGATTTTGTAGCATTTTCAGAATCTAAACAAGATCTACATCTTTTTGGCCAGACATTATTAGCTAATGTTAATCTATGTGATTTATGTGTTTCACTATTAAGAGCTTCTGAAATAGAATGTGTAGCAATGTTCATTACTTTTTTTGAAGAATCTATGGCCATTCCAAAATCATCATCAAAGTTTGAAAGACAACATATTTTAAAGTCACCTTCGGCATCAATCACCATTTGTGACCATGCTTCTGGGCAGAATGATTCGTTATTAAATTTCATAGTTTAACATGTGTTCTGTGTATTTTGCATTGAATGATACCATTATACCATTCAGTTGGTTTTTCTAAAACGCCGCATGCAAATTGTTGGCGGGCCTCTAGATACGACATTGTGCCTTTGTTAAAGCACAAATACAAAATTTCTCGTGTGAAGTTTTCCTCACCGAGTTCTTTTACGTTGTTTTGTAATTCTTCAGAAGAAGACCAATATGTCTTCCAATCGGAAAGAACTTTTTCTTTTTTCTTCTTACCTTTAATAGTTCTTGTTTTTGAGAACCAGAAAAGTTTCTTTCCGATGTATTTTCGACCAGATACTTTATTGGTTATGAGATAAACATAACCAATATTCTTTTCTATTTGATCTTCAGTAAATTCTTTATTTTGATATATCCACATTACCATTACCAGTGCTTGTAATGGAATATTTATTATCAGGTGCAAAGTTGCCCGTGGAAGTGAACTTCCAGTTATTAGGCTCTGTCATCGTGTAAGTAAGTGGAACACTACCAGTTTCACATGTTACAGTGAATGGCGGTACAGTATCGTATTCTTTGATTTTATAGTAATCTGGTCTAAGATCTACGAAAGGCGTGCTAAAAGTATTTTTATTTGGTTGATTCTGTGAATCAACAACGCCAGTTTTAATTTCTTCGTATGTGCCATCGTCATAGTATACTATTACTTTATTAATCTTCTTCGTTGTCATATTTTTCATCCTCAGTTATATCAGCTGCGCAAACCGGGCAGCAAGCGATTGAAGACTTTTCATGTTCTTCACTCTTCAATGTAATTTTACCAAAAGCGCCACATTCAGAGCACTCAAATAATCTGCTAGTTGCCATTATATATCCTTTATGTGTGACATTACGCAGCTTTACCCCAAACATCATTCCATGTACCACCAAGTGCGCCTTTAGCGTAATCGGTGACTCTATTTTCAAAGAAGTTTCCATGAATTGGCGCGTTAATCATTTCTTCAACCCAAAGGAGAGGATTCTTTTTAACCTTCATAATTCCTTTAAGGCCCAATCCGATAAGACGTCGATCAGTAATATAACGAATGTATTGCTTAACGTCAGAAGCACTAAGATTATCCATACCACCCAAAGCAAAAGCGAGGTCGATAAACCGATCTTCGAGTTCGACCATTCGTTCTGCAATTGTATAAAGTTCTGATTTAAGTTCATCATTCCAAATCTCAGGGTTTTCTTTTATATATTCTTTGAATAACTTAGTCATTGATTCAGTATGCATTGTTTCATCAACAATTGACCAAGTAACAATTTGGCCCATGCCTTTCATTTTACCGTGACGTGGAAAATTAAGTAACATAATAAATGAGCTAAACAATTGCATACCTTCAGTGAAGGCCGAGAATACTGCAATATGTTTTGCAGTATTTTCCTTTGTAGTATTTTGCGCAGATAAATCCATTACATATTCATGTTTATCTTTCATAGCTTGATACTCAAGGAATTGATTATATAAAGCTTCGGGCAATCCAAGCGTTTCAATTAAATGAGAGTATGCTGCAATATGAAGAGCTTCACGAGCAGCAAAGCCCAATAGCATCATGCGTACTTCTGGCTGAGGAAAATAAGGAAGGTAATTGTTGACGTAACCTCCAGCAACGTCGATATCTCCCTGTGTAAAAAAGCGGAAAATATGTGTGAGAAATTGCTTTTCCTCACTCGTTAATTTCTTCTTCCAATCTTTTACGTCTTCGGCCATAGGAACTTCCGTATGAAGCCAATGTGATTGTTCATGCTTTAACCATGCATCATAAGCCCAAGGATAATTGAAAGGCTTAAAATTGTTACGGTCAGACAATAAGTTAGATTTAATTTTTACCATTATTCTATAAATTCTTTTAATTGTGTTAATGTCATGTTGCCAACTTTACGTTTAACTTCATGTCCTTCTTCAACTATAATAATAGTTGGCACTGATCTAATATTAAATTTTGCAGCTAGTATTGGGTCTTCATCAATATCAATTTCTGTAAAAGTATAAGGCACAGTTATTTGTTTAAATGTTTCACTTAATGCTTTACAGGGTCCACACCAAGATGCTTGAAATTTTAGTAATTCTTTCATTCGTTATCCAATTTTAATTCTATCATTTTTAGTTGTTCGTTATACTTAAGCCCAGCTACTTCCCTGTAACCGTGATCTGTCCATACTATTACTCGTATATCATAGCCAAAATTTTTCTTTCCAGCTCCACTATTTTTATCAGTATGCTGAGCCCACAGATCTTTCATTTTATTTGATATGTCGTATGCGTCCATCTTAATCCCAATGCCTTATTACGCCGGCGATAATAAACATATTTGTAATGAGATAGCTAAGAACGATAATGCTCCGTATAATAGCAATTTTATCAGCCTCATTATCGTTTTCACTAGCTTTTTTGCCTAGGGCTTTAGCCCACAATTTCCACATGTTATCCCTCACATGCAATGCAGTCATTTCCCTGTGCAATTGCTGCCATATCTAATTCTTTAATAATTTCACGTTCAACTTTTCTAGATACTTTATCTGCTTTTGCCAGCTTTTCAGAGCGGCAATAGTAAAGCGTCTTTAGTTTCTTTTTCCACGCAAGAAAGTGTACTGCATGGATATATTTAATGCTGCTATCTGGTCTAAAGAATACATTGATAGACTGAGCTTGATCTATATATTGTTGACGATCAGCGGCGTGTTCGATAATCCAACGTTGATCAATTTCCATAGAAGTCTTAAACACTTCTTTAGTGTTTTCATCCATCCATGTTAAGTGTTGTACCGAACCATCATTTGCAATGATAGAAGACCAAATGTCGTTGTAGTCATTTGTTGATACAGTATCTCCATCACCTGCCAAATGTTTCTCAATAACTCTATTAAGCCAACGGTTCTTATTTAGGTGAGAACCCGATAGAGTATCCTGGCGATAAGCATTGGCACGATAAGGTTCAACAGAAGGACTAGTGTTGCCCATAAGAATGGAAGAAGAAGCATTGGGAGCAATAGCCATAAGATGACTAAACCTATTACCAGTACCCACTGCATCAGGCGCTTCGCCTCGTTCCAATCCAAGAGCTTTGTTCGCCTCATCCAATTTGCCTCTTATATTTTTAAATATTCTATTGTTTAATGATTTTGCAACAACTGATTCCCACGCCACGTTATTTCGTTGTAGAAAAGCATGCCAACCCAAAGCGCCGATCCCAATGCTGCGCTCACGACTGGCAGAATACCTTGCACGCTGAATGGCGGAAGGAGCATTATCGATAAAATGCTGAAGAACATTATCAAGCATTTCAGCGATATCACGAAGAAAAGTAGGATGATTTTTCCATTCATCATAGTACTCCAAATTTAAAGACGATAAGCAACATACAGCAGTGCGCTGTTCGTTTGTTGGAAGAATAATTTCAGAACAAAGATTTGATTGATGAACTTTTAATCCCTTATCCTTAAGCCATTGAGGAAGCTTACGATTTGATTCATCGATAAAATGAAGGTACGGCTCGCCCGCTTGCATTCGCAATTCGAGCAATTGCTGCCACAAATGTTTAGCAGATACTACTTCACGTACTTCATTTGAAGCTGGATCAATCAATTCCCAATCATCATTAGCATCTGGATCAAGCATACAACGCTCAATAATTTCCATAAATGCATCAGGAATATTAACTCCATGATGAAGATTTAGAGTACGCATGTTTTGATCGCCGGTCGGCTTTCTCATTTCAAGAAATGGGGTAATATCAGGATGAGATATATCAAGATAGGCAGCGTAACTGCCACGACGAGTCCTACCTTGTCGAAAAGCGAGAGATGATGCATCATACATTTTAAGGTGGGGCATAACTCCAGTAGATTTATCATCCGCTGAGCGAATCCCAAAGCCGATGCCGACACCGCCTCCCAACATTGAAAGCCAATTTGTTTCAGATAGATTATCAACTAAACCCTCCGCTGTATCTTCAATATAGTTAAGAAAACATGAAATAGGTAACCCACGCTTAGAACGCCCAAAGCTAAGAATTGGAGTACTATAGCTAAGCCAATGATTAGAGGAGTAATCGTAAAGGCGCTGAGCGTGTTCAGGATTACTTCCAAACATTGACGATACAAAAGCGAATCTTTCTTGAGGAGATTTTTCATCATCTTTCATGTAGCTTTCTTTAAGTCTAATTCTACCTAATTCATCAAAGAGGCTATCGCGAGAGTAGTCGACTTTGATGCCATGAACGACATCATTCATAAGTTTTCCTTTATTATTGTGTTACGAATTCACTTGCAAGTGGAAATATTTCAGCGATTACTGAAGCTACTTCTCTTGCAATTAACATATGTTCTTTTTGAGTACCATTACCAGAACGGACTTGGATGAAATGTATCCATGAACGAAGAGTGCCGTTCATATACATACGTGATACAGTTAAACCTTCAGGTAAAACTGCTCTGGCTTGCTCTTTGGCAATGCCATTAGCGATAGCCCATTTATATTCTTTCTCAACTGTGTACAATACTCGCTTTTGAGCACGTTCCCATCCAATAGCCAATAGTCGTTGCTTCTCATCAGTCATATCAGCTTCAACAGAATTCTGACGATTCTTTTCGTCTTGGAATCTTGCTTCACGAAGAACAAATGCTTCGCTTAATTGTGCAGTTGGATCTGCATAACGTTGGCTAAACTCTTGAAAGCTAAAACTACGATGACGGAGGATCTGACGAGCAATGTCTCGAGTCGTTGTGACTTCGAGACATGCAGATACCATTTCAAGTGGTGACCAATGCTGATGCTTTACAAGATACTTGATTAATTTCTCAGAGGTTTCAGTATTGAATTGATTAGCAGGATTTGACACGCGAGCACAGAAAGCAATGAGCTCCTGAACGTCATAGAGCCCGTCGTTAACGAGCTCTCGTGATGGTTTAGAATGTGAAATTAATTTGACTTGCACTATATTCTCCAATAACAATGTTCACTGGTACCATTATATATTATCGAAGAATACTAGTACAAAATCATTTTAAAATTCTATCTAATAAATTAATCTGTGAAAGTAGATAACCAATTGCTATAGCGCCGCCTACGATCATCCATTTCCAACGCTCTAAAAGATCTACACGATCATTGATCGCATCAATTTTTTTCGACATTGCAGTATGCTGATCTGCGTCACTACGTGCTAAAGCATCAATTTTATTGTCAATATGGTCTGTAATCTCGCGCGTCGTGGTAGTCACACGTGAGTGCAGTTCTTTGATGTCTTGCTTTACGGCAGCAACATCTTCTTTAACACCCTCTACATGTGCTTCCATTTTAGCAATTCTTTCTGACAATTCCATGATTACTTCTTATCTGGAACTTTTGTTCCTTCTAATTTTTTATGCTGCTTGACGTCTTTACAAACTTCTTTTTCTTTATTTGTCTTAGGGTCTTTTTGCATTACACAAACTTTTTTCTTCTCTACTTCTGCAATTGCAGGAGTAACGGCAAAAGCTAAAGCTAGAACTAATAAAATACTTTTCATATTTATTCCTTAGAGTAGAGGCTGTGGAGCTGGAGGAGGTGCGGCCTTACCGCCATAACCTACACTTACTGATACAACTTGTGAGTCGTAACTCGGTGGTGGAGCGTATTGATTATATGAAGGCTGAGGCGCTTGGAATCCAGTTGAAGATCCAGCCATCATTGTTGGAGTTTGAATTCCGCCATTATTTGCTCCACCTAATTTTTCTTGTGTACGACCAAATGCAGCAATACCTAATACAGCACCCATTGCAATGTGGAATAAACCAGCACCTTGCAGTGTTATTGGTTGCCATTGAACATTTACAGCGCCGTGGCTTATAGATTGTAATAGACTCCATAAGATTGGAAATATTACAAAATCCATAGTACAGACTAGCATATACATCCAACCCATCATTGGACGCCATTTGCTGTTCATCCAATCTTCTTTCTTTTGCTCGCTTGCGCTTAATACTTTTATTTCGTCTGCCATTTTATTCTCCTTATTGACACCAGCTTTGCTTTGCTTCGCCGTAATATTCACGGGCAAAGCCATTAGCAATCAACTGTTGGCGTAAACTCTTACCATCTAATAAGATATCTCCAAGTACACGACCACCGTACTTGTCCCAGTCCATAAGGACCATTTGTCTCTTTTGACTTTGATTGATAAGTTGCTTGGTAAAAGCCGTTGCTGCTTCTCCTCGCTGAGCTTCTGAAGGGCATTTAGCTCTAAAGCTTTTTTCTGGAGTATCGACTCCAAAAACTCGTATTGATAACTCTTTTTTAAGGGGGTCTGGCAACCAACTTGCTTGGATTCCTACAGTATCACCATCAATTACTCTAGTAATAATAACATCATATGTCACACCTTCTTTTTGCTTTTGAGCAATCGCTAAGCAAGGTAATAACATCAATAACACTAATAACTTTTTCATATTAAGCTCCTAATACATGTAAAGCATGTTCATAATGCTTAATACGATCTTCTAATCCAATAGTACCGCCATTGATACGCTTGGTTAATGTAACAATGTCGCCTTTATCAGCCCATTGATTTAGGTTATTTGTTTCCCAGAACCAGCATGCAGATTGTGCTGCACCTTCAAAAGTTCCAAGATATTCTGATGCTTCATCAGGAGTAATACTAAGTGAAGCTGCAAACCAAGTGTAGTTGTCCTTACCCGTTAACTGGATAAGACCACGGCCACAATAACGGTAACCATCACCGCTATATTCATCGCCATTGCCCATACGGCTAGCATATACCCTATTAGCAATAGCTTCTTGCTTATTTGGCCTTGAGCAGTAATCATTAGCAATTTCGTCATTTGGAAAATACTTTGGAAATATCTTGCGAAGTGTTACTGGCTTATAGTTTAGATTTTCTTTAAGAGCTGTAAACCCACCAGATTCGTGAGAACATTGAGCAATGAATGCAGCAATGCGCTGAGGAGTATTAATCTCGTAATCTGGTAGAAGTTGAGATAAAGCTTCATACCAATGATCCACATATGGGTTCTTTGGAAGCAGTTGCTTCAGTTGTTCTTTTGATAATTCCATAGTTAGTCCTTATTAAAAACATCATTGTGGATTATAGTTTGTTTCTGTATCCACTCGATTAGTGCGTCATTTTTCACAGCACATTCATAATAAGTCCCATAATTTTCGCTTACTACTTTTAGTAATTCACTTAATTTTTGTTCGTCTTCAGCTAGCTTTTTCAACTGAGGGCATTTTTGCAAAAGATTAACTGGAGGTTCTGGAAATTGATGTTTAATAGACGGATTTGTCGAACATCCTGATAGAAAAATAGCTACTAATATGAGGTATTTCATTTTCTATCATCTCCAATATTTACAGCTTTGTTATGAGCTGAAATTACTTCCTTAGGTAATACACATATTTCATTATACTTTACGATTTCACGATCAATATATTGAACTATATCTTCACCCTTTTGTTTTATAACTTCTCTCTTAGTAATATATTTAGTCACTACTTCTGCAGTAGCTTTTTCAGATTTTACTTCTGATTGTGCATATTGCAATTCAAGTTCTTTTTGCTTTGCAACCCAAGTATCATTATTATAGATTGCACCTGTCATAAAAGTACCAAATACAATTGCAACAATAGACGCCAGTTGAATTGGCGTCTTGTACATATAGATCATTGGAATTGGAATTAGTTTTAAGAAATACGTTATAATCAATCCTCCTAATCCTAGGAAGAAGATAACGTAGAAAAACCAATCAGGTATAAATTGTAGCATCCACATATTTTACCTTAACAACTCTGTTGTTTAAATCCTAATAGCTTACGCTTTGGCATAGGCTTTTTGCCAGTAGAAATATCTTTTTCTTGCTTAGCATTACGAGTAAGATCGCTTAATTCTTCTCCGAGTTCTTCTTTTGATTGTAGATAATCTCGAACAGTTGTAATGTAATCTTGTGCTAAAGTGATTTTAGATTGAACCCATTCTGGCATATTATCATCGTCTTTAATCATACCAATTAAATCTTCACAATTGCGTAATGTAGTTTGCAACTGGGTGCGGGCCATTTGACCTTCATAGTCATATTCGCCAGGATCCTTAGCTTCTTCTCTCATAGCTGGGGATAGGTTACCCTTCTTAGCTTGTTCTAAATCACGAGTAGCATGCACTTCAACGCTATCATTTTTATCGGCCCAATCTGATAGATGTTCATGATTTTTAAAAGTCTTTCTCCAAGGGGTGGATTTCATACCACGAATGCCGTGAGCTTCAATAGTATGATTCTTTGGAATTCCAGCTTCGTTTAAATCAACATCTTCTTTAACAGTTAAAGACTTTTCGTGATGATATTCAGCTTTATCAGCATGTTTGTCTGCTGAAGCAGAACGACCTTTAGAATCATGCCATTCTGACATAGCATCGTGGTGATCTGCCATATGAGCATGGAATGATTTCATATTGCCTTTAGCTTCAGCATCGTTTGCCTTTGATAAATGCTCTTCAGCTTCTTCGTAGTGCTCGTTGCTTTCTTTCATAGGCTTTTCTTGTTTGAATACAGATTTAACTGGAACATAAGGTGCAGCTAAACGTTCTTTACGCTCACGATCAGCTTTAATCTTTTCTAAAGCTTTCTGCATTCTTATTGCTGCTGACGTGCCAGCTTCGTCAATTTGAACTTCTTCTTTATGAACTGTAGCACCTTTAATCTTTTTAGCTACGTTAGAAGCATGCGATTGAGATCCAAATGTTTTCCACTTCTTACCGTTAATGTGAACAGCATGTGGATGATCTGCAGATTTATGCTGAGGTTCGTTGTCCCAACCTTCGTCATTAGCTCCGCCATCAGCACGGTAAGCAGCTGATTGGTTTTTACCCATACCTGCAGTCGCATTATGTTGATCACGAGTATAAGCGTCATAACGACGGCCGAATGCTTCTTTAAATGTTAACATCAACTCATCTCCAAATTCTTCTTTTTGCGTTTGAACATATACTTAGGAGCACCAAGTATACCGTCTTTATTCTTTTTAATAGCAGCTTGATCAGTTGAAGTTGCAGCACCAGCAGTATTAGCAATTGCGCTATCTTCAAGTAAACTAATAAATTTTTCGATAGTCAATTGTTCTTCGACTAAAGTAATTTTTTTGCTTTCGATTAATTCAATTGATTGCATCAATATGTTTTCAGTTATCTTAGTTCCATTGACATAAGATTCTTTCACTAACCAATAAGCAGCAACTAAACTAGCAAGTTTGGTTTTTCCGCCTGGAATTTTTTGAATTAGTTTTTTAAGAGAAAATACTAAACGATGAAGAGATGTATAAGCATCTCTTTCTTCAGACGTAGTAAAATTTCTAATTTTCTTTAAAGCTGTGCCATTGGCATCTATAATACCAAGTCTAAACGCATCTGTTGCGTCAAACGGCGTAACTAGCATGTATAATATTTTAAATGCTATTACATTATCGATAGTTCTAGACATCAAATCTTCCTTAAAGCTGATACAACTTTTTGATCAAGAGTTATATCAGATGTTTTAATACCGTGTTCTTCGACTATATCTGGCATACGATTTACGTAAACTAAAAACGTAGTCAATATAGGCCAATCTTCTTTTTCAATTTTAAAGAATAACATGTTAGTGACATGATCGCCAAACACATTATATAAGACTATTATATGATTAAGGATGAGTCTCTCTCGAAGCTCATCACTATTTCTATAGCGAGAAAATAATTTTTTAACGTACAAAAATCTCTTAACATCGTCTTCAAATTCATCTATACTATGACACTGTGGATTATCATAGTGATTCATAGCATAGAGAAGAAAATTATCATCATTTAAGATCATAACAAGTAGGGACAGAAGTCCCTATTATAATTAACTAACAAATGTTAATGTAGCTGAGTCAGAGTTGACCTTAACTGCACCTGTTGAAGTGCTGATAACGCAGCGATATTTGTCGCCAGTGTTAGCACTAAGTTGACCAGTTAATACGATAGTAGCATTAGTTGCGCTAGCAACGTTAGCAAAACGTGTAGAACCGGTTACAGCTTTTTGCCATTGGTATGTCACTGTACCAGAAGAAGCAGTTGCGGTCACGCCGAATGTTGCTCCACCGCTAGAAGTATTCTGGTTAGCTGGTTGTGCAGAAATAGTAATTGTAACGTTAACATCTGCAACAACGGTATCATCAGCTGCATCGCCAGATACAGCGTTAGCGACTGACATAGCTACAAGGCATTCTGACTTGTAACGCGATTGTCCACCGGAATCTTTGTATTCGTTAACTAACCACCAACCAGCGCCGGTAATACCCTTAGCTTTGTTTGTGGCAAGAGCTGATTCTTCAGCAGATACGAAAAATGTTTTTGCTTTGTCTGCAGTAGATAGGTACTTTGGTTTGCTACCTGTTACGTCTGTGTTTCCCCATAGTGGCATGGTTTTCTCCTTGAATTATTTGGTTAATTTGTTGATTGCTTGGTCGACGCCATCACGACGCTTCCAAGATTTAGCTTTATACTTATCAGCAAGTGATGTAGAGGCAGCTTTCATTCCAGGGCTTCTTGCTTTCTTTGCCTGATTTTCAAAATCAGCTCCTATTTTACGAGTAATCGTAGAATCACGTGATGCTTTCTTAGCATAATTACCTAATGTCTTTTTGCTTAGTTCATCTAGTTGCTCATACTGTTCCATGAAAGAATCAAATCCTTCTTCCATCAAAGAATCAAATGTTTCTTCGTCGAACTTAATTAAGAACTCTACAGCTTCAGAAAACTTATCCTTCTTTGGACGTCCTCTACCACGCTTTGCAGCGCCTTCAGCTTTCTTAGCAGCATCATCACCAGTACCTTTTGACGTACCGTCTTTATCGAACTGCTTAGTGTATACGGTGCCAGTAGAAATTTTCTTTACATCATGAAAAGTAGATGTTTGGGTCTTGTCAGAAGTTTGACGTGGAGTATTTTTCCAATCAAACGGTGAAGCTTCTTTTAAGTGACCAGCTTTTTCTGCTGCGTCTAAAACTGCTTTACGATCTGCAAAGGTGCCAGTATAGTGCTTCTTAGTCATATCTGGTGTATACTTTGCATGGTGTTCAGGTTTAATATGCTTTAGTACTTTGTGTGCTTCTGGATGTAGTTCTTCGTTCATGTTGATGTCTTCCTTAACCATATGTTCTTTATTTGCTTTAGCGTAATCAATAGATGCACGATCTGCTGCGTGCATTCCCATCTTTGCATAACCAGTTAAATATGCTTTAGCATGAGCTTTTGCATGTTCTGGAGACTTATACGCCGCCGCAGATAAGTGCATAGTTTTGCCAGTTTCTTTGTTAACTACGTGTGGACGGTGACCACCAAACTGCGACTTTTCTGAAGTTGCTGTATAGTCATCTGCATGAATTGCTTCTTCAATTTGTTCAACTTCTTCGTCCATGCCAGCACGATTTTTACCATAAGCTTGAACAAATCCTTTATAAGATTTTTTCATGCCTTTAGCAATATCTTCATGCTTTTTATTTTGTTTGTTAGTCATATTTTTATCCGCTTCTTTTTGACGAGCTTGAATAGATAAACTATATTTTGGTTCGTCCATAGGTTTAAAAGATTCTCCTTTAACTTCATGTTCACCAGTTTTAAAACTAATTTTATGAGCTTTAGTTTTGCGACCATTCTTATCTAATTTATAATCAGATGTGTATACATCATCTCTCTTAGCGTGAATAGCTTTAAAATCTTGGGAATCTATTTCGCCATTATCGTTCTTATCAATATGCAGTTTCTGCTTATCAGAAAGTTCTTTTCTACCTTCAAGAATCTTTTTTATAGTTGTCATTTATGTTCCTTTAAGAGATGCCGTTAACATCCATGCGTGTTTTTCATGAGTATCAATCCTTTCAGCAATAAAGTTTGCAAGACCTTGTTTGTTAGCCTTATTCGCTAATCCAAATGTCTTATTCAAAGAATTAATAACTTCCTTATTATCAGCTTCTAAACTATTTAGCATATCTTTTAGATTGTTTCCTACTATAGATTGGTTTTCTCTAATAGTAGTTGCGTCAAATAGTTCAGATAAACTCTTTGGTGCATAAGCACCGAGTTTTCTCAAGTTTTCTGCAAGAGGATCTACAGCTCCATATAAGTCTTCGTATAGATCTCCAAAGAATTCGTGGTACTGGCTGAATTGAATTCCTTCAACATTCCAGTGATATCCGTGTGTCTTAAAGTACATGACAAACGTATTTGCCAATGACACCCTAAGCGATGCTTCTAATTCATTCATATTTGTCTATTTCATTTAGTATAGTTTTTATGCGAAAGGCGATCATTTTCGGTTTTTCTAACTCTAGGCACAAGTTTCATAGCAAGTCGATTAATAACGACTTTACGCTTTGCCATCATTCTTTCAATTCTTTCTTTATCTGATACAGATAGTTTATCAAGGGGACGTTTAGCAATTCTTTGTTTCATCATTTGGATTGCTAAACGACGAGCTCTATTGTTAATAGTCTTTACATTGGAATGAGTTTTAAGAGCGACGCGGGTTTTTCTTTCGCGCTTACTTTCTGATCTTGCAAATCTTACTTTTGCTTTTATGCGTTCCATACGCGATAGAACTTCCATAATTACTTCTTCATGTAAATCATGAATATGCTCACCAGTTTCATCATCGATAATACATAATTCATCATCATCGTAACAATGGTTGATGACATGATCATCGGTTACTCCACCAACCATATCATCAATTTGCTTATCATTTAGATCTGATTCTAAAGTATCTTCTGCTCCATCCATAGCACCCTCTAAACCCTGTGCTTCATTAACTTTTTCAACTTTTGGCTCGGGTGTTGGCATATTTGATTCCTCTAAAACAAATTCTTTGTTGGTTAACTGTAGCTCTTGAGGAAACTTACTTACACGATTTCCCTTTTCATCTTGAAGTAAAAGATGATTTGAACCACGCTTAATGATTTCATATACGGTATCATCAGATTCTACTATCTCACCAACGTTGAATATTTCTCCAGCGAAATACTTTTCTCTTAATTCATTGGTTTCAAACTTGACTTGTTCCTTAAGAACTTTAAGGCCCATAGCCAAACGCATCTCATTCATGAGACGCTTGCTATCAAGTTCTGTTATAGTAAATGGAAGAGTCTTCTTAAAGGAACCAAAATCGCCCTTCTTAAGACTCTCTACAATCTTAGTATTTGGAGTAAAATCTTGTACTCCAATAATCTGTACATTTAAATTCTCGAGTAACTTCTCATAAATTGCCACTTGGCTTTGAGAAGTTACTATTGTAACGTGCTTATATTTTTCAAAAAGAACTTTGGTGATAGTTGTTATATCATTTACAACTTCATTACACGCAAGGAAGTTCGTCTTTGGAAACATTCTTTCCAAAAAATATACTTTACGATCTACTGGGAGTGGAATCTTTTTGTCTTCTGTGCAAGAAGCAAATATGACATGATCAGCTTTCTGAGAAAAAGCTAACTTTTTGATAGAGTTGATATAGACTTCATGAACAGCCGAAGGAGACTGAAACTCATTAAATCCTAAGACAACTTTTTTAGATGGCAGTTGAGTAACTAACTGTCTATATTTTTTCATGTTATTCCATCGATAAGTAAACGTTATATCTTATTTATTCTTTTGTATATTTTCACATTCACAATAATCTGGTAACATATCTGGAGTTTTTGGCTTCTCTCCAGGTGTTATCTTCTTACGATGAAGAGTTAACTTATCAGTTCCCTCGTAACCTGCATTATTTTCTTCTTTAATATAATCTTTAAACTTTAACATTAGCAATTCCATTTTCTAAGAGCTTTATTAATTCTAGAATCTGGATCACGAGCAGTCTTAGCAGAAGTTAAACGCTTCTTCATTCCACCCATACGAGCACAGAATGACTTACGGCGATTAGCAGCTTTACTTCCTGGCTTTAATTTTGAAGGTTTAGTAGTAACTGCTGTCTGTAGGTTACCGCCTGTCTTAGCATTGTAAGCATCAACACCTTTTTGTGTCAATCCACCTTCGGAAGACTTGTGACCTTTTTTATCAATAGCATATTCTAGCAATTCTTCATCAGTAACAAGCTCTAATGTTTCCCAAACAAATTCAGAATCAAGTCCTTTAGCAAGAGCAAGCTCTTCAATAACTTCTTCAATTAAATCAAACTGAGATTCTACTTCTTCGTTTGCTGCTTTAAAGTCTGCATCAGTAGGAGCACCTTTGCTTCCCGGCTTACGCATCTTCTCGCCAGAACCTGCTTTAATTCTTTTACGCTTAGCATGGATATTATCCCATAGGCCGCGTTTACCTTCATCTATGAAATCTTTAAATGATATCATTTTAGTTGTCCTTGTTGTACGTCGTGCATTAATTCATGTGCATGTGCATCTGAAACATGTGACGGAACTCCTTTACGGAATTCTTTAAAATTGTTGCTCTTAGCATGATCTCTCATTTTAGTACCTGACATACCAGATGTGCCTTCAGCATCAGCATCTCTTTTACCGGAAGAATGTACTGTAATCTTCTTAAAGTTATAGTGGCCGTGAGCAGCTTCTTTACCATTATAATCATTTAGCAATTTTTTAGTTGCTTCAACTCTATCTGAACCTGCTACTACATGAAGATGAGTAACTCCAGATTTATGCATATCCGAAGCATGAGATAGAATGTTTGGCTTCTCTTTAGAACCTGCAACTACATTAGTCTCTCCGCTATAACGCTTCAAATGTTTAACCTTTTGACTTGCACTTAGAGGATTCTTATTGGCATCTTGGCTATGAGTAACAACTACTTTATGTTCTGCATTATGTTTTTGAGCAAGAGTATGCACTTTGTTAATGACTTGCATATGTCCTGTCGTTGGAGGATTCATACGGCCAACAGCGAGCACACCGTGCTTATTGCCAGTAGCTTCTTTAAGGAACGATAAAAAATCTATCATTATTCTGCTCCAAATTTCTTAGTTTTTAATAAGTTAGCCTTTGCAAACTCAGCACGGTTGACTAATTTGCTAGGTTCTTCTTTACCTTCATGTTTAGTATTAACAACGAAACCTTCTGGCTTTGATTTCTTTCCAGCAATGTGGTGATCATACCCGCCTTCGTGTGTTTCTAACGAACGCACTAATGCATTCTTAGCTTGAGCAAGGTGATGGTGTTGAGCTAATAGATTGCTATAGTGATTCTTATTCTTTTCAATATGAGCAACTTGAGAAGCACCTTCGGCCTCTTTCTCTGACTTAGATTTTTCAGTCTTTACTTTCTCTGCCTGTTTAGCATGATGATCTGCAACGTGTTGCTGAAACCCTTTTACGTTTGGGACTTCATCATGACGAACTGTTTTATTGATATAAGTTGCAAGATGACCACCATCACCAGAGTGCTTTGGATGTACTGCGTTATACATCGCATGTCCATGTGTGTCGTGGATTTCTTTAGCAGCTGCCATGTGCTTATGGAACTCTGCTTCATTCTGATCAGAATGAGTTACCTTACTAGTATCATGCTCTGCGCCATGCATATGAACATCAGGATGATCTTTAAATGATTTAAGATTTGGATGAGGACTAACCTTCATGCTACTAACATCAGATCCATGATATTCTTGATGGACAACTACACCTACTTTTGATCTAGCAATCCTTTTTGCTTCATCGCCGTGAGCAGTATATGTAATAGTGTTTGGCGTGAAAGAAACTTTTTTCTGTTCAACTAATAGTTCTTCATGAAGACGATGGTCTTCTTGCGTATGCATTAAATCACCTTGGAATACTCCCTTCTTTGGAGCAACTTTTGGAAGATGTTTCAATGCTGTCTTTAATTTACTTGCAAGACCTGGAGCATGACCATGATTTCTATCAATGTCCTCTTCCGTATGATTAATCTTTGGATCCTTATTAAATGCAGACTTAGTTGCAACAAAGAATTTTCCAGTCTTTGGATGATGTCCAAATACAATAGAAGGAGCGCCATCGTACTTCATAGTAAGATTACTAGACTTAGTGCCAGACTTCATGTGCGAATGAGCTTGCATAAGTGCAGCATGAGCATGCTCAAATCCACTATGTCCATGCATCAATGGACGATCTTCTGGATGAGTAATATGCTTAAGCTGTTTAGATTCTGCTTCTGCTTCTTCTTTTATAAAATTTTTAAATTGTAACATTCTAGTCCTTATTTTTTAGCAGGAGATTTTATCATTGTTAATCCAATTCTATTTCCAATTGGGTTAGGTGTACTTGATGGAGATCCAAATTGGAATTGAGCATCAGAAAATTCTTTAAATGTGTATACACATGTCTTTGGATTCTTAGCTGGTGAAACATCTAAGTAAATCTGAGTCACTGTTAAAGTCTTTGCTGCTTTTGATAATAAATCTGTTGCGCCATTGTCTGTATTATTTAGCCAACTTATAAGATTGGCTGTAAGAGGATAATGTAATAATCCCCATCTTTTATCACGGTGCGGTTTACCACCGGGTAGTCCATAAGGTGAAAGATTAACTGCTCTCTTTACAGATGTTTCGTCTTTAAGTTCAAAACCTTTTGATTTTGCTGCTTCCATAAAAGGCTTAAAGAAAGTTTCTACGCATGATGGATACATACCAGCATTTGCCATAGCGGCATCAAGATGCTCTGAGGTAGGCGTTCCGCCAGAATATCCTGTCTTTAATTTTTTATCTTGAAGAACTTTTATTAAAGCTGAATAAGCAGGAATATCTTTACTTAAAATTTCTGCTGCAAGCAATGGGCCTTTAAATAAGTCTGTGCCAGTGCTCTTACCAGTTGCAGTCTTTTCTTCAATACCAATAGCCAATATAACTTCTGCTGCTAATTTACTCTTACCCTTAAGACCTTTCATCTTACTTATAATAGGAGTAACAGCAGTGATAGATGGTTTACCTCCAGCACCTGCTTTAGCAGAGAATGGGTATTCAATACCTTCTCCATCTATAAGATAGTAATCAACTAGCTTTTCATTTGCTAGTGTTGGGAATTTAACTTTAACAAATTTTGTACCGGAATGCTTAAGCATATATAGCGCGCCAGATGCTTCACCAAAGTCAGATACGATAATACCTACTTCCTGTGGAGTAACCCAAGACGAGAAGTCTACATCAAAATTCTTTTTGCCTTTTTGAGAATGTGCTAAAATTTCTGTGCATACATTAAATACGCCAGTAGAAAGCTTCTTAGAAGTATGCATAGCTTTTAAACCTGCTGTAACTTTTCTAAAAAGAGAAGCAGAATCTTCAGGCGACATGCCAAGTCCAAATTGGTTTGGAGTAAGCTGTTTCTTAGCTAATGTGATAGTTGCCATCTAGTTCTAAAATATAGGTAATAGAACTATTTATAAAACTAAAATCGCCCCGAAGGGCGATCATTATAGGAAAGATTCTAAGCTACTTAATGGTTCATAGTCTCGAATTTCAAAAGTCTTTTGAGGATTAAACTGATATATAAGACTACCATTCATCATATCTCGTTTTCCCTCGAGTACAGCTTTAATTTCAAATGCCATATCTGTAGCAGTATGCACTGGTACATTTTGACATACGTGATTTAAATTTCTAGCTGGATTTAGTAGTTCAAAGTCTTGAGGTAAACCCATAATAGTCATACACTCACGATATGTTAGGTATCTATCTTCAGTATGATGAGTCATAGACACTGGAAGATGTCCTACGAAAGCTCCAATATAGTCTTTAGGTATGTATGAAGCACGTCTCATAATATTTCCGCCTGCATCAAGTTTATCTTGCATAGCATCCATTTTTGCAGCAAACTTAGTATAGCCTTCTTTTTCAAAGAAAGACTTTACCATACGATAGTTGTGGCCATTCTCTTCAATATAATGCATTGCATCTGCAGACTTAGTTAAAGTCTTTTGGAATTCAGCGTGTGAAATGCCTCCATGCATAACTTCAAGAACATAACGATAATATGGATCATCCTTACTTGGAATCTTCTTATTCGTTACTTCTTGCTGTGTAGAATCAGGCTTAGCAAGATTAATTTGATCTTCAATGCTAACTCTATAGTCATCGAAATATTTAAACACTGGAACCTTATCGCCTTTCCAAAAGAAGTAAAAACTTCTTTCACGAACTTGCGAAAGTCCATGCAACAAAGATTTAGTTCTATAAATCGACATCGTATAACCATTGTCTTGTGCAAGCTTATGTAACTTAACAACAATAGGTTTACCCATCTCACCTGCAAATCGTGGAGCATTCTCTCCCCAAAATACTTTAGGTTTCATTTCTTCCAACACGTACTTGGCAGTAATTGTCAACCAATCATTAACAGCAGCATCGGAGTTTGCTGATGGGGATAAAGAACTGAGGCCAGCACAAGGACACACAGCATTAACGATATCAACGTAATGAGGATGGTGTCCCCCTTGGTCCAAGAGGATGTAAGGAACGTCTTCAAGGTAATTAACCAAGTGCGAATCATTATTACTAAACGGGGTATACGAAAGTAAGTAATCAGGTTTTGTACCAAATGCATTAATTTGCCCAAGAGTTTCTCCTCCAATTAATGGTACAATAGAAGCATGTTTAAATGTCATAGATTATCTTCAATCTGTTTCATCATTTCTGCAAAGGTATACTTTGAGTCTTGATGTTGTTTATAAAATTCGAATGCCATTTCACGATATTCATTACGCATAACATTATCACTGGCAAGTTTATTTAGCAGATCGAAAGCAGGCTGCATATCATTATCGTCAAGCCAAATCGTACCCGTGTCTTTACAATTAATTAGCTTATCTCCAAACTTGCGGTGAGTACAGCGTTCACCATAAGTTTTACGAAAGACTGGAACTACGCCCGTGCATACAACTTCACAGTGAGTATACTCAATAGAACGTTGAATGTATCGTTCATCTAGTACTGAAAGCTGATAACCAAATCCAACACGAGACATACGCTCTAGCATCTCATCATTAATAAATGGGCCAAAGACATATGCTGGTTGATTGTTTTCAAGATTAGTTGAGGCAATATGTCTATCAATCATTCCATTGAATTCTGATAGTTCACGAAAGCCAAGATATGCTGGTGACTTTTCAATACCTTCAAACGTTGTGATATAGCCACCAGGACGAAGGTATTCATTATGAAACTTAAACATCTGAACATAGCCTTTCCAACTTGTGGTGCGGCCAATCCATTTATTCATAATCGTATCTTGTATTTCAATGGGTTTCCAATACTTTTCACGTACTGAATCAAAGTCAAGTCCTGGTTGAAAGTTTAAGATAGTCTTAGACTTATCTTCATCAAAAAATCCCGTAAGACCACCACCTTCAGTTACTTTAGATACGTACTTAGCGAAATCATTGCTAGCGCTATGGCCAAAAAGAATGTTAGCTTTTCCAATGGCGTCATCGATTGCAGCATTGCGCTTAATCGACAACGAAGAATGGTCATGTTGAATGAGGACAATTGGTTTAGTAATTTCATTTAGTGCTCGCTTAAATTCATTAATACATTTTTCAGGATGTCCAATTGAAGGAAGACTATTAATGATAACTACATCGGCGTTGTTGCAGCCTTCAATCATCTTATTAGTTTCTTCTGGTTTAGCAAACTTCAATTGAACGACGTTAGATACATCGTGGGCGTTCTTACGTGTCCATGATTTATCTTTTGACGAGTATACAACGAAATCATGCCCGTTTTTGCCGAGCCATTTCGTTTGTTCTACTGTAAACTTGGTAACGCCACATCCTTCAATGCCTCGTCCCATAATAATTGCTATCTTCATTTATATCTACTTCCTTCATGTTTGTATCCATTCACACTGTATTCCAGCTTCACTAAACATATCGCATGTTAAGTCATATGCTTCTGTCCAAATTGCTGGTACTGCATCATCTGTATATATGAAAACTTTTTTGATACCGACTTGGATAATACCTTTAGCACACTCAGAACATACTGGAAGACCATAGACATACAACGATGCGCCATCTAATGATACACCATTGAATGTAGCATTATAGATAACGTTCATTTCAGCATGAACTACTAACTTATATTTTGTAGTACGATCATTATAACGATCAGCACTATCAAGAATTCCTCGAGGGAAACCATTGTATCCTTGTGATAAAATCTGACCCTTAGATCCTACTGCAACTGCACCAATCTTTCTACTTGGATCTTTACTCCAAGTAGAAACTTGCTTTGCTAAAGCTAAATACCTATCATTCCAAATTGTACTTTGCGTCATACTCTTCTTTAGAAATTGTTAAAGCACCAGTCTTAATAAAGTGATCTATTAGATAGAACTGCCGTTCATAAATGTGAAGTGATCCTGCATTCCAATAAATCTCACCACGATTATAATTTTTTCCACGATAGTGAAGTTCTTGCACCACTTCTTCTAGTACATATTGCTGCCAAGCATAATCATTACGATAACCAGCCCAAGCATCATTACTACGCATATTCACAATAGCATTAACTTTGTTTTCACGAATCATATATTGTACTGTATTAGTACACATAAAATCTGAACGACCATTCTTATTATGATCACCCCACATAGTAGGACGAGTGTAAATCATAATAGCACGGCGTGAATCTGGACGATCTTCAAGTTCAGTTACAACATGAGCGAATTGATTATTATTTTCATCAGAGTATACACACCAACCATAGTTCGAATTAATGAAGCCGTCTATATCTGCAACTTGTTTCCAAATCTGTGGAGTAGATCCAGGAATGTCATTAACATTCAATGATTCGCTAAGATACCAGTCAAGTTCACGTTTAACATAATCTTCGTTAACAGCACCAAAGATTAGAGGTGAGTTAGCCCAGAAGTTTGCACACATAATTTCAAGAGTCTTAACGCCTGACTTATCGGTTACAAACTTTTGATCACGATATAGTCGTGCAAACTGTTGGCGAATTTCGTGTACGGTATTCATCATTACTTAAACTTTGAAGGAGTTAAATCAGTTGTTGGATGAGTTTCTTTGCTGATACGACGATTGAAGATATCTTTGTTAGGTTCTTGACCATCGATATCGCCACGCATATATGCAACAAGGAATGAGGCATAATTGATCATGTCAATCGCAGAATCTTCAACTGATTCAAAATTAACTTTACCACCAGCTTCCATAGTTTCCAACACGGAATACATACGAAGCATCTTACCATTAATCGTATCAAGGATTGTATAAACGCCTCGTGGATAGTGATCTGATTGACGTACGCGGCTTAGAGGATTTTGATAATCCTGGCCTTTGCGTTCTTGAAGTGCAGCAGCTTCCAACAGGATGTTTGCTGATTCACGAGTAAATTGTTTACCTTCTTTCATTTTGGAAAATCTTTCATAATAGTTTTTGCTTGGGAATAACTACGCATTTGAGCACACACCTCAGCGTCTTCAATTTCTATTAACATTGTCATTTTGTCTATTGGCCAACCAATCATATTTACGTTACCGAGATCTTCACCCATATACGCAGTATATTCAATCACATCATTTCGATCGTGGCATTCATAAATTCTAAATTTATCTGATAGATTATATTCTACGAAATATAACTTGTCAACTTCTTGGCATTTGACAATCTGATTCTTATATGTTGTTTCAGTTGGAGCTCTAATACTAAAGACATTTAGTTTAACGTTTCTATTTTGTGCTTTGGCTTCTCCAAGTTTACCATCTGAAAAAGTAAGATCTTTTTCAGAATCATACATCCATGTCGACAAAACTCCACCAAAGTAAGTCTTAACTAAAACTTCACCAATATAACCAAGTTTTGCTCTAGGCGTTTTGTATCTTGTTGGAATAGAAATTTTCATAGCATGAACTTTCTCAACACTTGATTAGCTTCAGTTGTGTCTTTTACGCTGTCACTGAACTCAAGTTCTTTAAGATTTAGTTCTGTTTTACGTTTTGCCAAAAGTTCTAGTGCATAGTCGACATCGTCTTCGTCAGCTTGGTCAAACCAATCTTCAAAAACTTCTGGGCTAACGGTTAAAAGAAAATTAAGATTATTGCGGTCTTCATCACTCATAAGAAATCTCCAGTTTGTAGTAGTATTATACCATAAAGACGAATTATTGTACACTGTATACTTTTATACTACACGTTTCTATAGGCGAATTCTATAGCCCTAGACGCCTCGGTGTTGAGAGGTCTTTTGGCGTACCTATTTGAGGTATCCCTATCAAGATCACGTATGAGGTTCACGATCTCGTACTCACTGATTGGATAGTTCTTCTTTATAGCATTACATGCGATAGAAGTCATGATCTTGTAGATCATAGAGTAGCGGCCAGATCCGTCAACGCCTGAGATAGACTTATAATCTCTTACAAGTCTTTGATTGACGAATGGGCAATCATTGTATGATGACCACTCAAACTCTTTCTTTATTTCTTCAAGTCTTTGTTGTCGTTGCTCAATGATCTTCTTTTGACTTTCAATAGGAAGCCTATCAATAAAATTAGAAGAAGAAGACTTATCATCGTATTGGTGCTTTCTTAGGAGAGCATCAACATCAAGATGCCTGTCTGCACGATGAGTAAAGATAAAATTGTAAGCATTAGGATATTGCGCAGGGACGTAATACATGCGAGAGAGGTCTTTAGTCTGGGTATCTCCCACCATGCCAAATTCTGTGTTGAGTGCAAACCAGAAATGTTTGATTTCTTCGTTTCTAACAGATCTTCCAAGTGGGAACACCAATCTAAACTTCGGCGCGCTGCGACTGCTGCTAGCAGTTGAATAGCAGATAAAATAAGTATCAGGGTAAAGCCTAGCCAATTCATGTTCAAGGTCTCCATCATATGTTGCGTTATCTACGTCAAGGGCTGCCCAACCTGCCCATTCAATTACATTAATGTTAGCGCGTGTAGTATCTTCTTTATATACTGCAGGAGATATTAGCGGTGAAGCTTTAGTAGTAAACTCTCCACGCTTGGCTTTATAACCTGGCAGCGTTGACAAATGATACAATGACTTTTCGAATTTGTCAAAAGAATCAAAGTCAACGCGTGTATCAGTCTTGTTATCGAATATCGATTTAAAGACAGTAAGGCTGTACATTAGAATACCTTTGCTAGTAGTCCTACGTTATCTGCATGTGTTGGAGCAATCCAACCTTCTGGTTTAATCAAGTCTGGTAGACCTAATGGATTAGGACGAGAAGGTTTAATTCCAACTTCCTTTGACATATTTGCCTCTAATACGCGATTCCATGCTTCGTGAGAATCAACTTGGTATGCATCAAGAGTTCCAATAGCAACTACACAAAGATCAATCAATGCATCAACAACATCATCTGCATTAGTTGCAGTTTTCATTTCATCAAGTTCTTCTTGCAAGAAGTTGATACGAAATTCCAAAAACTTTTGAAGTTTGTCTTTATCAAAAGTTTCAACTACTGGGCATACACCGTATTTACTGTGCATACGTTCCATATCCCAAACCCAATTATTGCTCATAGTATATCTCCAAAATTATATTGTAACACATTTGCGATTAAAAAGTAAATCCATCGCCGGCCTGTTTCATTCTTTTTCCAAACGAAGACTTATCAAATGCTGGGCCAGTATCTTGACCTGAATCTGAAATGTTAGATTGCGCAGAATCTTCAACATCATATAGTCTCATTCTAGATCGATCGACACCAATAACGAAACGCTTGTAATAAGAAGGATCGTTATAACGATTCTTGAGTTGTTTGACCATGATCTGATTAAGGTTTTCCAATTCCTCAGTCGAAATAAGAGCAAACATAAAGTCCACAGTAGCAGGCAAGCCAAAAGATTCAGAAGTGTCAGTAAGATCCACATCGGTATTGTCATAGCCACCTCGAGTTGTTTGCGTCGCAGAAAGAACAGGTACATTATATTCTACAGCAAGACCACGAAGTTCTTCTGCAATAGATTTAATATACGTATAAGAATTAACTCCTGCTCCATGCTTCATACGAGATGAAGAACAGATATTTAAGTAATCAATAATAATTGCATCTGGTTTAAAGTTACGCTTCATCTTTAACTCTTCAAGCAAAGCTTTAAAGTGTCCAGCATGAGCAGCAGCTGTTGGGTATTCTTTTACAATTAGCTTACCCGTAGTCTTCTTAATAACTTTACCAACACGTGTTTCATAGATATCTTTATCAACTTTACTTAATTCTTCCATAGTCATATTAAGTAAGTTTGCATCGATACGTTCTGCAATACGTTCTTCTGCCATTTCCATAGTGATATACAGAACGTTCTTACCTTGCATAAGAACTGATGACGCATAATGACACATGAATAATGACTTACCGACACCGGTGCCGGCAAGAATCATGTTTAGAGTTTTACGTGGTAGACCACCTTTAGTGATCTTATTGAATAGCTCTAGATCAAATGAAAGCTTTTCTTCTTTACGATTGTAGAACTCGTATCGATCAGCAAAGTCTTCAAGATAATCGTGGCCGATTGAACTATCGAATGATACAGCTAGTGCATCTGATAGCATTGATGGAATTGCATCTTCAGTGAGTTGTTTATTCTTGCCTTCAATGATTTCAAATGATTCAACAATTGCGCTATAAACTGCTTGCTTTTTACAGAATGATTCTGTATTTTTAAGCAACCATTCGTCATTGTCTGTTTTATAAACTAACTCGTTGATGTATTTTTCAATGCCATCAATTTGATCCCGATGTAGTTTACGGTTTCCAATTTGTATTGCAAGAATTTCCAGTGATGCTGGTTTGTTGTATTCAGTAAAAAACTTAAGTAGTTCTTCAGATACAATACGCTCATATTGATCTGTAAAATATTCCGTCTTTATGAACGGAACTACTTTACGGCAATACTCCTCGTTGTGTATCAGATTGGAAAGGATAGTCTTCTCTATTCTGCTCATCAATAAATCCTAAGTTGTCTCGCTCAAGTCCATAAAAAACTAATTCCACAAGAAAGTCTCCTAGCTCATTCTCAAATTGAGAAGTGCTATAACCTTCTTTATCTTCAGGAACATCGTGCACAAAGTATTCAAATGCTACTTTTAACTTATCGTTTGCTTCATCTTCTGAAAACTTTACATCAGTATAAGAAAATATAATTCCAGCAAATGGGCCTGTTAGCAGAGTGAGAGCATGAAGATCTCCCTCTGCTGTGTTAGTACCTAAAACTTTATGCGGTCTTAACGGTGTCGTCTTCATATGC